GTAGTTAAGTAAGTGAACGAATCGGAAGCGCCAGTAATATAATCTGGTGGTGTAAGTTCAACTACAACTTCTTCATATCCTGGAGCATCTGTAGCTGCTTGAGCAGCACCTTCTTGCCCATGGAACTGCGCTCCATCAACATTAATATTTTGACCAGCAAGAATATTATGTGTTCCTGCAGTGTTAAGGAATGTGTTTCCAGCAGACTTAATATGTTGATTCCCAGCTGCTTTCATAAACATATCTGTCGCTGATTCTAGTGCGAAAGTTGTTCCTGATGCTAGTGTAAATGCAGTTCCAGCAGTTTGAATATTAGTCTGCGCTGCATCCATTTGAATGTTAGCATTAGATTTTAAATTAAAACTACCATTAGTTAAAACATTAAAATCTCCACCAACAGCAAGATCTAGATCGCCAGCAACACCAATAGACGCATCATTGTTTAAATTAACAGTTGCTGCGCCATCTACTTGAACATCAGCAGATCCTTGAACATATACACTTGCTGAATTTCCAACAGTAATTACACAGCGACCATTGATGTATACAGAACCATTTCGGTCAATAATAGTATAACCATCGCCGATAATTTTATTTACTTGAGTACCATTCGCATCGATATCTGTAAATGTTCCAGTTTTATGATACATTCCAACTGTTTCATTTAATGGTGTATCATCAAATGTTAATAGATGTCCTGATTCAGTTTCCATAACTTTTGCGTATGGATATTCGCCACCGAATGGAGCTAATGGTTGATCCCAAGTGTCTCCACCATTAGCAGAAGGAATTCCTTTAGATCTTTGAGAATCTTTAAATTCAATTGCAGTTTCTTTTTGTATTCCACGAGAAAGACGATTAGTATCTGGTTCGTCAAGTAAATTTCTTAATGGATATTTACCAGTTGGATCTGTAAATCCAATTGTTTTATTTCCTGAACGATTTTCAAGTAAAGCAGCTTGTTTAGCTGGTGGTAATCCAGCAACATCAGCTGGACTATAAGTTACTTGAGCATCGGCAGTTGGTTTATTTGTAGAATCAACAGTAGTAGATCCACCTAAAAAATAATCATAGTATTTTTGTTTCTTCGCATAACCACCACCAGCATCATTACCTGTTCTTTTTCTTGCAGCAACGAAATATCCTGGATCATTTTGATCGACTTTAACATTTAATTTAAAAAACATTGCTGTCGCTGCAGCGCAGATATTAACATCAGTAATAAGTAAATCAGGCTGAGTAGTAAGCGGAGCAACAATACCAGATTTACCCAAGGCAGTTTCTAATTGTTGATATAATGCTCTACCTGTAAACTGAATAAATCCACGACCATAGAATAATGCTCCATCATCTGGCTGTCTATTACCAGCACTGTATCCGTTACTAAAATTTGGACTGTAGATAAATCTGAAAAAGTCCTCTCTTGAACCTTGCCATTTTGCATATTTTGCCGCAAGCGTTAGATCTCCCTTAAATACACCTTTGAATACCGATGCGAGACTTTCTGCTTTACTGTAATAGAATCCCTCAGGAACAGGAAGCCAAGCAGATTCTCCACCAGCAATGGCAATAACAGCACATTTTGCATATTTACTAGTCAACCCAATTTTATCACAAGCAGAGATAATTGCTTTAATAGAAGCAGTTGCTTGTGTTGTGTTGCTTGTAGAGTTTGGTGGAGGTGTTGTTGGTATGTCTGTTTTTAGGGTAGAATCAGGAACAGCATTTGGTGTATTCTGTTCAGAAAGATTTGGCTGCGCTGCGCCAGTTGAAGATGGAGCAGTTGTTGGTGGACTTGATTGCGAATCTTTAGTTCCTACTTGAACAGGATCTCCACTAGAATTTTTTATTTCTGTTCCTGTTGAATCAACAAGAATACCACCATCAGTAGCAATAGCATCAGAAGAAGATTCTTCAGAAGCGATCTGCGCTGCTTGAGATTGGGGAATACCTGGAAGTGTTCCAAGCATGACAGGATACTGTTCGTCAGTATCGGTAAATACAATCATAACCCATGTTCCAAGAACTGGACCAACAGGTGTCCATCCAATACCATTCATAGAAGCAGAAGTTATTGGAGCAATAGGGTGAGCCCAAGGAAGATCTTCAGTTGGCAGTTTTGTTTTGTCTTCAGTGTGAAGTCCAACTATACGAACTTGGCAACGACCAATTCGTAGCGGATCATCTCTATTCTCAACTACACCTGTATATAATTTCATGCTGCTGTTTTTCCTGTCGTCAAATCAAATATCAAACTATCTTTAATTACTTCAATAAAACATTCATGTTGTTCTCTATCTATAACATGATTAATCGCAGAAATTAAATAGTTACCACTGTACATTTTATCTTTATAATCATTTGGAGTGTCTGCAGTTGCAGTTGGCGCTGGAATATTCACATCAAGATAAACCTTTTGGCCAACTGTATAATCGCTTCTACCCTTAACACGCAAACTCAATTTAAATGATTCTGCCTGTTTCATTCTTGAAATTCTATCTTGTAAAACTTTAGCCACGCCAATTTCACCGAATCCTGTAAACACCTGATTCTCTTTTTCAATTGTAAAGGTAATTGCTCCAACACGAGCAGCAACTTCATTAGTTGTGATTGGAAATTGATTTAATCTTGTTTCTTTACCCTCACCAAATTTCTTCAGATAATCGTAAAACACAGTACCATATCGTTTTGTGGTTAAGTCGTGAGTAACAAGTTTAGAAGCATATGTTCCATGTCTAATACGATCAATGTAATCAAACCCTGTTGGAACAGACAACTCTAAAATCTTTGAAAAATCTCGTTCAAGAACACGAGTTGACCCACCCAATTTGTTAATATCGTCATGAGTAGTTCCACTTTTAAATGTCTGATATACTGGCAGATCATTAAGATAATCTAAAGAAACGAAATTGTATCCTTTTCTATTTTCAAAAAACAAATAAGTAGAACTGTTATTTGGATTTTGAGCATGCTCAGTCGCATATTTAATAGATTTTGTTGGTGGCCAAAAATTTGAAATAAATTTAATACTGTTTTTGGTTTCTTCAAGGATAAGTTGTTTATCGCTGTTCAGGTATGCAGTATCTTTTACAATTTTAGCAACAATCTCAGAAACTTTTCCAGAAAATGCTTTACTTGGTGCAACATTTAAATCGGTAACCGCATCTGCTGTAATAAAATGAATTTGATATCCAACAGCTTTCTCACCAAAATATTCTCGTTCTGTTAATTTGTAAATATAAAATCGTTGATCAATAACCCCATCAGATTTTAATGATTTGTCAAATGTTGGAGTATAAACACGCAGATCTAGATATTCTTGCCCAGTAAATGGTAAAGAGTTTATTAAATCCAATGAGTCTTTAATAATCAATGTTCCAGTAATAAAAGGGCTGAACAAATCTTCAAAAATTTGAAGAGTAATTACCTGATTTTTAATATCAAAAAATGTGTTGTTTGCCAGAGAAGTTATTTGAACTTTCTCTAAACTTACATCACCAGCTACCCTTAATTCTGCTGACGAGGGATTATCAAATTCGGTTTCTGTTGCCATTATGAGAACATTTGTTGATATTGTTTAGCCAATATATCTAATACATTTTTAGACACGATTTTAATTCTGCGTTTCGATTCATTAACAGAAACTTCATAGTCGTAATTTGATACAGGCACAGCTCCAGATGCAGTTTGGTTTACAATATATCCATTTGAATCAACATAGTGATGAACCGCTGCAGCTGTAACAGTAGCAATAATAGTTAATGTTCCACCACCAATACCATGGACACCACTTGTTATAAAAGAAATTGTATTTAATGTTGTGCTAGAAATAGTAAAAGTTCCATTTGGTGGATGATCTCCAGTCGCACCTTCAACAATAATACTAGTACCAACTGGAAGTCCATGAGATGGAATGGTAATTGTTACAACATTTTGTGTATTTGCTTGGTTTGTTGTATAAGACCAAATTGATGTTGTAAAGGTATATGTTTTTGTGTACTTTTGAGTAATATATTCATCTAACTGTGTAAATGTTAATGGCATATCAGAACGATAGTCGTAAATGTTATTCAATAACATTAAGAGCCAGTGATAGTTTGGAGTTCCGTAAACTTTTGTTGAAATTATCTCCATTGTTTCACCATCAATAATGTCATAGTAATCATATACAGTAACATTCTCTAAAACCTGTTGTATAACACGGACATTTGTTGTTATGTCTTTAAGAATTTTAAGATATGGCTGACCATTCTTATCGTTAAAATCATAATATATGTTTGGCATTGTGTTAAAGTACATATTAGAATCCGTCCTGAATTTCTTGTTTTGTAAGGATAGAAAGTTCCTTGAATGTCAGTTTAACATCAATCTGAGTAGGCATTCCATTGTCAAATGTATTTAACATTCCATTTGGAGTATAATTTACATCCATATTAGTTAACACTGAAGAGGTATGTCTATGCAAGTTTAAATTCTCAACTCCATTGTTGTAGTAATAAACATCAAATTCTGATGGGTAGATAAAAACGAAATTATTTGAATCCTTATATTCAGGATGCATATGTGTTTTGAATTCTTTAATAATGTTCAAAACATCCTGCGCTTCGTTCGGATTTCTTGGAAAGAATTTATAACTAAAAGTAAATGTTCTAAAATCAACAGACTTAAACAAGTTTTCTTTCTTTGGGTTTGCTGCGATACCAGAAGCTGCAGAAAGCGCTGCTCCCTGTGGACCTTTCGATAATGCTAAACTTGTTAAAATAGCGCTGGTCGCACCCATACCATTTTTAGTTCCATCTTGAGCAAATGCCTTACCCATTTCTTTGGCAGCTGTTGCTCCCATTTGAAACATTGCTGTATCTTCAGCATCCCACTGGGTATTATAGCTGATACTCAAATCATTTGGAACATGCAGAGCAATGGCTTTTTGTAGTCTTTTCTGTTGACGACCCATTTTTCCACCAACGGCATTAGCAACTGTTAAAGCAGTCGCACCACCTGGAACTGCTCCAAGAGCACCGCCCTTTAGAGCTCCTTTCGCGACACCAACAATTCCTTTACTATATTGCGCTGCGCCACCTGCTACAGCACCACCAACTGCCAATGGAGCAGCAGCACCAACTGTTGTTTGAGCTGTATTAAAATTTTGAGAGGCCAAATCTCCACGAAGTCTTGCTGGTACAAGTTTTGGATCAACAGTTGGTTCTTTATTTACAGCGAAAATTCTTGAATCTTCAGCTACATTAATGTAGAAAATAACATAGTTTCCACCATACACAGAATTATTTGAATACAGGTCGGCTGGATACTGATACTGACCAATATTATATTGTGTTGGGGTAAAAGAAGTGGCTGCTCCTCTTTGTGGATTTAAACTTGAGGAAGCTACTGTAGGTGTATTATCTGCCATGGTTTTCTCTAAATATGAGTATTAGACTCTATTCGTATATTTATGTTCCATAAGAGGAAGTTTACACCAACTAATCCACAAAAATACTCTGGGGATCCAACCAATATTATAATGAGATCTTCTTGGGAAACAAGGTTTGCCAACTGGTGTGATGTTAATCCAAGCGTAGTTAAGTGGATTTCTGAAGAAACAATTATCCCATACAGATGTGGAACGGATAATCGTATTCATCGATATTATGTCGATTTTCAGATTCAAATTAAAGACAAAGCTGGAACCATAAAAACATATTTGGTTGAAATTAAGCCAGCCAAACAGACTGTTCCACCTGTCTATCCTGGAAGACAAACTCAAAGGTATATTAAAGAATCTTTTGACTACATTAAAAATCAATCCAAATGGACAGCAGCTAAAGCATATGCAAAAGATCGTGGATGGGAGTTTATTATACTCACAGAACATGAATTAGGACTATAAATATACTTATGGCTAAATCAGAATTACAAGACATCTATGACAAATATCGCTTTGACAAGTCGATAGCGAAAAAGTCACAGCTGTGGTTCGACCAACAAGTTCTTCTTTTAAGTAAAAAACGAATTACTCCTAACATGATCATTAATAATGATCCAAAAGATGTTAAGAGCGCAAATGCGTTGATGCCTGGAAAGTTGTACATGTACTACTACAATCCAAAATTAAAAGACGAACTACCATACTATGATAGATTTCCTCTAGTTTTCCCATTTAGAAAACTTGAAGATGGCTGGCTTGGTTTGAACATGCATTATCTTCCACATAGATTAAGACTTGTTCTGATGGATCGTTTGTTGATGTTTGCGAACAACGACAAGTGGAACGCATCAACAAAATTAAAATTTTCATGGCAGTTAATTGATGGAGTAGCGAAATTTAACTTAGCAAAGCCATGCGTAAAACGATATCTAACAAGTCATGTTATGTCGCCACTGGTTAATGTTCAATCTGCCGATTGGGCTACCGCAATGATGTTACCAGTTGAGAGATTTGTTGGAGCAAGTAAAGAACAAGTTTGGGCAGAATCTAAAATTAGGATCAAGCAATGAACATAAGCGACTTCGTGTCACAAATGAATTTGGGTATGGCTAGAACGAACAGATTTTCTGTTCTTATGGCTGTTCCTGCTGGCTACCAAAGTAGCAGTCCAAATCCACCATTAAAATCATTTCAACAGTTGTTAATGTTCTGCGATCAGGTTCAACTTCCTGGAATTACAGTTAATACAGCGCCAGTTAGAATTTTTGGTGAAGTAAGAGAAACACCTACTGAGTTTAACTACGAACCTCTACAAATGTCTTTTTATGTAGATAATTCAATGGAAGTTAAACAATATTTTGATGACTGGGCAAAGTTAATTCAAAATGGTGAATCAAGAACACAAAGATACTATGATGAATATATTTGTCCACAAATGCAGATTCTAGTTCAAGATACATTAGACAATAACAGAATGATGGTTGAGCTGTATGAATGTTATCCAAAATCAGTTGGAGCAGTTCAGCTTGATTGGGCAAACAAAGATATAATGAAATTGTCAGTTACAATGCAGTACAAATATTGGAGAGAGATGACTCTTGTTCCAAATAATGGATCTTTAGATTCTGCAATTGTTCCTGGAATTGTTGGTAATGGTGGCGGACAGTTTAATACACCAAATGTTCCTGGAGTTGTAGGAAGTGCAGTAGGACAACCTTTATCAGCAATTGCTGGCGATATCAACCAAATTAAGAGTATACCACAACAATATCTATCACAATTTAATGCGTTCCAATCTAATCTAATACAAAATATAACATCAGGTCCAAATCAAATTTTAGGCGCACTAACTGGGCAGAGTTCTTTCGGAAGAATTCCAAGCACTCAACAAAATGTAACATCAGATTTACCAGACCCATCAAATTGGTTTTAAAGGAAATTAAAATGGCAGAAGAAATTAAAAGCGAAAGCGAAAAGAAAAAAGAAGATTGGATGAATAGTAAGTGGCGTCCAATGATGGGTTGGATGTACATGGCAGTATGTACTTTTGATTTTATGGTAGCACCAATTTTATGGTCGCTAGTTCAAACACTTGGTCATGGTTCTGTAAACACTCAGTGGCAACCTCTAACACTTCAAGGTGCTGGTTTATTCCATGTCGCAATGGGTGCTGTTCTTGGTATCGCTGCTTTTGGTAGAACACAAGAAAAACTAGCTGGCGCAAATAATGGTGGTTTACCAACTAGCCCATCAGCTATGATGGGGACAACTTATACTCCACCAACAGGAATGTCAAATGTATCATCAAGCATGCCTTCAACATCTAGCATACCTTCAACAATATCAATGCCAACGCCAAGTGTTAGCCCAACAGTTCCAACACCAAGTTTTGCGAGACCAACACCTACTGCCTTTGCACCCCAACCGATAAATACAACTAGCGGATTGCACCCTGACGACCCACCAGTAAGAAATACTAGAAACGACCTATAAAATGAAAATTGATGATAATTTGAGCGATATTTTTAATATGACGCCAATTGATAATAACAAAACAGATATTATTGTTGCTGAGACTGGCGAAATTTTAGTATCCCAAGAAGAAAAAGTTGAATCTGATTACGATAAAACAAGAGCAAACCTTCTCGATTTATTAAGTAAAGGTCAGCATGCATTAGATGCTGCTTTGGCTGTCGCTAAACAGTCCGAACATCCAAGAGCGTTTGAGGTTGTTGGAAATCTGATGAAACAGGTTGCAGATATTAATACTCAGTTGATGGAATTACATCAACAGAAACAAAAATTGGACGAGCCGAAAGGTGGTGCCAAAAGTGTTACAAATAACGCTATCTTTGTTGGTAGCACTAGTGAATTGAACAAATTGATTGAAAAGATGAATAAGGGAGAGTGAGTTATGGCATTGCCAATGATGAATACACCATTATATAATGTAGAGATTCCTTCTACTGGTCAAAAGATTTCTTTTAGACCTTTTTTGGTAAAAGAAGAAAAAGCATTACTCTTGGCTCAGCAGAGTGAAGACATTGATGTAATGATTGTTACATTAAAAGAAATTATTAAAAATTGTGTCAAAAACGATATTGATCCAAACAAATTAGCGATATTTGATATTGAGTTTTTGTTTACTCAAATTAGAGCAAAATCTGTTGGAGAGTTTGTTGAGTTAATTTTTACTTGTCAACATTGCGAAGAAGAAAAGAATAAAGTTAAACTTGATATTGATTTAACAAAAATTCCTATTATCAGAGCACCTGAACACAACAATAAAATTATGTTATTTGGTGAAACTGGTGTAGTAATGCGTTACCCAAATTTAGATACTTTCAGAAAAGCTGATGGTAAGACTGAAGATATTAATGCTGTTATGGAAGTTGTTATTGACTGTATTGATTTAGTATTTAATGGTGATGAAGTATTTTATGCAAAAGATCAAACTAGAGCTGAACTTGAAGAGTTCGTTATGAATTTAACTAAAGAACAATTTGACAAACTTGAAGAATTTTTTGTAAATGTTCCTAAGTTTAAACAGGATATTGAATTTGATTGTCCTGCCTGTGGAACACATAATGTTACAGCTTTGGAGGGAACAGCAAGTTTTTTTTAGTTAATCTCAGTCATGAGGCATTAGCAAATTATTATAAAACAAACTTTGCTCTAATGCAATACCACAAATATTCTTTGACTGAGATTGAAAACATGATCCCATTTGAACGAGAGATTTACATTGCTATGTTAGTCGAGTATTTAAAAGAAGAAAAACAACGAATAGAGAAGAACAAGTAATATGACAATGCAAGAACTGCTCAAGTTACAAGCAGAGCTACAGAAGAAAAATACTGCAGCTTTGGAGATAAACACATCCTCAAGTATGAACTTGTCTATGGATGTTAAGAAAATGTCTGAGCAAGTTGAGCATGCAGCAAATGATGAAGAGTTTAAGCAGAAAAAGAAAAGAGAAGAAGAATTAACTGAGAGTTTAAAAGATTTAGGTAAAATTCTCAAAGACAATATCAAAGCATATGTTAAAGCTGGTGGTGGAGATAAAGTAGTTGCTGGTATAGAGAAATCTGATGCTGAGAAAGCAAAACAGACAGGTGGACTTAGATCATTCCTTCTTGGTGGAGCCAAAGGTGAAGCAGTTAAGAAAGATAGTTGGTTACAAAAGGCTGAAAATTTAACTGGATTAAAAGTTGGAAAATATAGTCCATCAGGTGCTATCGACAAATATTTAACAAACCGAGAAGAAAAACAAGCAACTGCCAAAGAGAAAAAAGCATATATTGAGTCAGCATTAACAAATGATAAACGAGGTATCGCTTTAAAGAATCTTAAGGGTGAAGATTACGCAAGAGAGGATGCTGGGAAAAGATTTGACTCAATTAAAGCCAAAGAAGCTGAGGTAAAAGAACATCAAGCAAAAATGGATTACTCAACTGGCGCAGGTTATAATGCCAAAAAGAAAGACATCGCAGCTAGAGATAAAGCTGTTGCTGAATTGGTTGAGATGGATCCAAGAAGAGCAAAAGATTTTAAAGATGCTAGAGGCACTCCTTTAACTGAAATGGATCACTCCAAAAGGGAAGAAGAAGCAGAAGGGCAAAAGAAAGTTTCTGCTGATCAACTTCAAGAGCAAAATAAAATGCTCGCTGAAGAAAACACAATCGGAAAAACATTAATAGAATCTTTAGATGTACATAAACAAATCCTCGCAGCAATACAAGCAGGCGGAACTGGTGGTGGAGGAAGTTTACTTGGAGATGCAGCTGATGCAGCTAGCAACTTTATGGGTAAGGGTAAGGGTTTGTTGGGTAAAGCTGGTAAATTTATTGGCAAGAACGCAGGTAAACTTGGAGCAATTGCTGGTATTGCTGGTGGCGCATATGAAGCATATAGTGGTTGGAGTGATGCTAACGAAGCAGAAGCAAGAGGAGAGATTACTCACGACCAAGGCAATGTAAAGAAGGGTGAAGCAGTTGGTGGTGGAGCTGGCGGAGCTGCAGGCGCTTGGGGTGGAGCTGCAGCTGGAGCTGCTATTGGTTCAGTTGTTCCTGTCGTTGGAACTGCAATTGGTGGTGTAATTGGTGGCGCATTAGGATATTATGGTGGATCTAAAATTGGATCTAAAATTGGTGGTTCTTTGGTAGAGGGGTATCAAGGTCTTAAGGGAATGCTTGGGTTTGGTGGCGATGAAAAGTCTGGAGCAACTACTACAAAATCCGAAACACACGACTTAAAATGGAATGATGGTAAACCAACAATTGATGGTAAACCTGTGTCTCAAAAAGAGTATATGGCTGCAGCAAATGGAGTAGAAACTCCATCATTAAACTCTCCTGATATTAATGGAGCATCTAAAGCCAATGCTGATATGGCAGCAGATAGTACAGGAAAAGGTGGTAGTTCTAACACAAGTATTGTTAATGCTCCATCAACAACAATCAACAACAATGGTAGTGCTCAAGCAAGTCAAAGATCGGATATTAGAAATCCTGATTCGACTGTCAATAGGTATATCTCTAGCAGATACGCTGCATAATAAAAAAGGGAGCCGAAGCTCCCTTGTATTACTTGTTCATTACATACATCGTAACTTCGAACCCAAATCTCATTTCAGTAGCAGCTGGTTTAGTCCACATAATAATCTCCAAAAGATTGACAGCAAATCCTGTCACATTTACTTATAATATAAAAGCAGGATTTGCCTAAGTGAATCTATTAAACTCTACTAATGAAAATTATGCTTCGTCAGCAATTTTCTGGAAGTAAGACATCACATCTTCATCATCATCGCTTGTTTCAACTGCTTTAGAAACTGAAACTGGCTTAGATGCTACAGTTGTAGTAGTCGAACGAGTTGGTGGAGTATAATCCTCATCTTCACTTAATGAAGCAGCAGATTTAACAGGAGTACCTTCTCCATCAAGAACATCTGAAAGTTTCTTAGATAATTCCTCAAAAGATTTGAAGTTTTTACGATCTAAGAAATCAGACAACTTGTATTGCTTATTAGCAATTTCCAAAAGTTTTTCTTCATCGCCATCAGCAACAGCAGATGGTTCCATAAAAGTCGATTGGTCATAATTAGCATAACCATCTACTTTACGCATACGGAGTTTAAAATCCGCACCTTCCCAGAAGTCGAAAACATTAACTGGCTTCTCATCTTCAAAAGTTGGACGAGCTTTGTCCATAATCTTGTCGAAAATTTTCTTACCGAATTTGAACAAACGAACTTGTCCTTCGTTCTCTGGATGTTTAGGATCAGAAACGATCAAAACATTACAGATGTAAGATAACTTACGCTTTTGCTTACGAGCAATTTCTTTGTTGGCGTCAGAACCGCTGTTCCAAAGTTTGGAATTTAATTCACCAACAGGATCTTTCTCACCGAGAGTGGTAAGAGAGTTTTCGATGTACCACTTTCCAGTTGGACCTTGGAAAGAGTGATTGAAGATACGAACCCATGGGAGTTCATCGCCCTCAACTCGTGGTAAGAAACGAAGAGTGGCTGTGCCGTTACCAGCTTTATCAGCTTCTAGTTTCCATAAACGATCATCTTGGTAGGATTTATTGCCACCGCTAGATTCTGGGTTAGCAATTTTTTCGAATTCGGAAGTGATTTTACCGAAATCAGTGTTGCGCATTTTGCGAAGTGCTTGAATATCCATCGTATGTTTCCTTTGTATAAAAATGTATTAATGTGTATTAGTATTATCGTATTCATCATCTATGTCGTCAAAGTCATCTTCATAATCTTCCTCAACATATCTATTTAGTACTTTCATACCTTTACCTTTTTGGTTTGGCGCATGTTTCAGTTTCCTGTTAGACTTGCGTTCACCATCGTCTTCGTATTGACGATCCCTCTTTGGAGTCATATTACAACTCTACTGTTTCCTGTTTAAATGTTTGATATACTTGTAAAAGTCTGTCTTTGTCAAACTTAACAAACCCTTTACACTTATCAATTATACGGCATTCTTCAGCCCAAAGCAAATTTAATTGCAACTTTAATGTTGTCAAATAATCCACAAAGGAATTTAGAATAACCATAGTCTCGACAGTGATGTAGCCACCAAGATACAACTTAAATAACTCAGGAGGATTACCTTCA